GTCATCAATGCGCCAATCGATCAGCTGATTGAACCGCTCAGCGTCGATCCTGTCCGCGTACATGTCCTCAAACATCTCAGCAAAACCATCGCACCATTGCGACATGGTGTGCGCCGGGTGCTCTGCCGCCCAGTCCTGCGTCATCCTGAGCAGCGCGTCGTGGCGCATCCCGTCGTCACCGTCCGACATCATCGCGTCGTGCGCTTCGTCGCTGGACATCAGGGCGGACCCGTCCGACCCCTGACCCTTCTCAATCACCTTCAGCATATCAGCTGGCGGTGGGCCGAACCCTAGATGACCGGCAATGTACCTGTAGCTGTGGTCGTCCATCCACCAGACGAAGTAGAAGCCCTCTTTGATCACGTCCAGCTTCGGCATGATCCGTCGCGGTGACTGCGCGCCCGGGTACTTTCCGTAGATTATGTGAAGGCCACCGCTGCGCGTCTCTCGCACCATGGCGTTCTGCTCTATGTGCTCGCCCCACTGCGTCACCCAACTCTGCAGGATCGCTGTCCGTTCGGGCCCGGGGTCGTGGCCGAAGTCGATGTCAAAGCATATGATGTCGTTGTCTACACCGCACGGCACCCCTATGCCTGCAGCTCCCTGCAGTCCGAACAGGCGCCGGATCTCGTCGGGGTCGGTCGTCGCTTTGGTGCGCCAGCCCTTTATGATCGGGCGCTTGTCTGCGCCAACTGGAAAAATAGCTAGTTGCTGTGTGTCTGCAAGCTCGAGGGCCTGCTCTATCAACTGGGTGTTCATCTGGGTCCTTGTTCGGTTGCTGGTTCTGCGACAGCCCAAGGTGTGGCAGTCGCCGGTCTTACCGCTTTTATAGATTTGAAGACGTTTAGTCGAGACACGAGATGTGGTGTGCGGAGACCCCTGCACACATAGGCAAATTAGCTGCTTGTAATCCGTCACCCCCTGACATATATACTAATCATCAGCAACGAGACGCAAGGGTTTGTCAGATGGCCATCACGATCACCGCCTACCACCACGAAAGCCAGTTAAGTTTCGCTCGCCTTACTTATAGCCTCACGGAGGCAGAGGTCGCTGCGTTGCCTAAGTGGTTGCGCTTGCAAGCCACGCCCACCGGGCAGCGCTATCAGTCAAATGTTAATCTTAAAAAAGACAAGGTCAACGGCGGCATCAATGAGACCGGGCTGAAGCGTATAAACAAGTTGTTTGCACTTGGCGCCACTTACAATGACCACGAGGCCGCAGCGAACGCGTACCGCACCAGAGCCGACTTGGAAGCTGCTATAGCACAGCAGGCGGCGGGGGCTTAAAGCCCCGCCGCTCCTTTGGATCAGGGCCCTTGCAATCCGTCACCCCCTGACATATATACTAATTGACAGCAACAGGAGACCACCATGACCATCAACGAAGCCCTTGCACTCTGCGCCCCGCTCATCAACGAAGTCTCAGCCGAGGAGTACGCAGCTCAGACTGGGGACCAGATGCTCTGGATCGAAGGCAGCATCATGGCACCTGCGGGCGTCGACCACAGCATCAACAGCCAGTTTGGCGAGGCAGTGTGCAACCGCATTGAGGCCGCACTCGACCTCATCAACGCAGCATAAACGGCGACCTCAGCAACAGGAGACCACCATGACCATCAACGTAGGCGACACATACACAGAGGGCCGCGACGCCGGCAAGCAGAGCACCTGCGTCGTCACTCGCACTAACGAAAAGAGTGTTTGGTACGACTGGGTTGTTGATGGTCGGGTGGTTACTAACTTCCGCGTTAGCCACGCCACATGGGCCAAAGACGCGGCGCGGGCGTAAGCCCCGCACTTCACAGCAACAGGAGCCCACCATGACTAAGAACGTCCACACCTTCACCGACCCGAACGGCACCGTCCATATTCGCAAGTCAGTGAACCGGGAGTACACTCACGCCGTCATCGCCCGCAAAAGCAAAGCCTGCGCTGTCGCCTTCATCATGGCCGACGACTGGGCGGCACGTGAGGCTCACAACTTCGGCTACTACACCGCTATGGTAGCTGGCACGCACAAGAACGCCAAATACACGCTCGCTTTTGAGAAGCCAGAGGAGCGCGAAGCGCGCAGGTCGCAGGAAGTTGAGTTTCACAAGACCATTCTGGCTGACGCAGTAGACGCTGAGGCTTTTGTCGCAATGATCCGTAAGCGGGCTTTGGCTACAATCGAGGCCAGCGACAAGAAGGGCGTCTACACAGACTACACCGTGATCGGCTGGAACGGCCGGGTGGATCTGGCTCAGAAGTTAGCGTCCAGCAATGCGACGCGTGAGTATATCCACGTGCAGATCGTTGAGGTCACACACGTCGTCAAGTGAGCCTAGTTCGGCAGCCCCGTGTGGGCTGTCGTGATAGACCCACAGCAACAGGAGACCACCATGAGCACACACATAGATATCATACCCACGTTCGCGCAGGCCACAGCGATCTCCATTGGCGTCATCGAGACGCTGTCTAACAAGAAGAAGTTGACCCCGGCGCAGGCCGACGCACTTCTGGTCGCTAAGGCCGAGCTAATGCGCTACGCCCGCGAGCTGGATCGCCTCAGCCGCGTCACCGGCACCAGCTTCGACCCATCTGACACACCGATTGAGGGAGAGTGACATGGCACACAAGCAACGCAAACACCGCGTCGTGGTCGAGATCACGACAAGCAGGCCAGTCAGCGACCGCGACGCGGTTTCCGCCCTGACCATGCTGCTAGACCTTATGGACAAGGAAGCGCGCCCGATATGGCAGCACCGCAGTCCGGTGTACGTCGACAAACTAGACGTGAAATCGTTCCCGCGTGTGTTGGCAGCGGTTAAGAGGGCCGACCCATGAGCCGCATCACGATCACCATAGCCACGCCCGCGACTGACGAGGAGGCTGCAGCAGCTCTCACGTCTAAGCACATAAAAGTGCACCAGCTGTGGCGCCTACACTCCATGATGCTGGGAACCACTCAGTATGAACCACTGCTCGACGCCAGTGGTCATCCACGCGTGTGCCACGCTCCCCAGTGTAAAAACGTGGCTCTTGGCACTGCGCGCAAGCAGCTGTGCCCAGCGCACTACCCTCACTTCCTTGAGCGTAGCAACCGCACCAGAGCGTTGCCCCGCTGCATCAGGTGCAACGCCAACACAAGGCACGAGTTCGAGGGCCAACCCACGTGCAACACGTGCAGCGACGCGACGACGGAGTACCGCCGCGAGCAGGCCGACGCGCAAGACGCGGACCAGATCAAACGCCGCAGCCTCGACGAAGCAGAAACCGTGCACGATCTGCGCGAATGGATGAAGGAGTACCTGCTGTGAGCGACCTACGCATTTTTTACTACCCTGTGCACCTTGGCTACTGCCGTGTGTACATGCCCAACAGCGCCAAGGCCCTGTACCTTGACGTAGACCCTGAAGGCGAATTTGCTGTCTGGGCGTTAATCGACGCACGAGAGGCATACGAGGCGTTCCTCAGCGCGCGCGAAGACACGCCTGCCAAAACCGACGCTGAGAGCCGCGATTTCTTTCTCGCCGTGGCTACCGACCGCATACCGCTCTGGGCGAGCACGTACGTCGGCACTGCCAAGCACAACGGCTTTGTCGCGCACCTGTTTGAGAGCGACCTGAGAGTGAGTGTGAAGCGATGAGGTACGCCAACAGCAAGCACAGCCACCAAGGCATCGGCGTCGAGCCGCAAGGCAGCGCACTGAGCTGCGAGACCTCTGTCTTGATTGTCAGTGTTGAGCGCCGGGATCAGATACGCGTTCGCGATAAGGCGCAGCTGCAAGAGATGGTGAACCTACTGCAGGACGCCAGCGTCCTGTGTGGGTGGGGTCCGTTAAAAACTTAGAGGCCAAGCCCTTGTAATCTGTCAGCACCTGACATATGTACTGACCACAGCAGCAGGAGATACACCGTGAAGACCAGCCAGTACGCGTTCACCACAGAGCAGGCAGCCATCGACGCTGCCGCTGAGGTCCGCACCACGAAGAACTTCCACAGCGAGAGCTACGTCAGCATGGGCCCTACGCCCTGCATGCTGAAGAGCGGTGGCCCCGGCTTCAAGATCGAAGTCCAAACGTATTCAAACTAGGAGACCCCGATGCATCTGACAAACATGCCCGTAGCTGAGCCGATCCCAGCTGGTAAGCGCACAGTGCACCACAACATATACGGCAACGCCGTAGCCTATGTCGCTGGTCGCCGCTGGAACACCTTGGGCGAGACCCACGACCCGCACACCGCGACGCTCGTCGCTGACTTCCTGAACACAGACAAACTAGAAGAGGACCAGTGGATATGATCTACACGCTGTCATATTACCGGCCAGTCATACGAACAGTGGTGCGGCACCCCCAAAGGTGGCGCTTCTGGAAGAGGGCGCAAGTCACCCACGAGAAACAAATGGAGCGTGTTGTCATTTATGACGTGCCGCAGCGAACCGCCGACTTTTTGATAGCGGACAATTCATCCCTGCTGGACCTTGTGCCAGACGCAACTCAAGTCCAGCTTGAGCATGGGCAACAACCAACTTCTTACATCAAAACAATAGCGCAGCGTGACTACGCTGTAGAGGATGGGTTCCTTGAAGAATGGACCAAATAGAAGGACATCTGACCATTTCCACCACCAATTCACACACAGAAAGAGAGTTACCAACATGCCTAGAGCAACCGAAGAACACACAGAGGACCGCCGCAACACCCTATCGGGGATGTCGACCGTGGGCCTCTCGCCAGACTACCCCGCTTCGCCGCTCTTAAACGATCTTCTGGACGAGCTGGGCAGCATCTGGAACGGGTTAAACGAACTAGCGGCGGTCAACGATTCAACAGTAACGCGTGTCTTAGGTATAGAGAGTGCTTATGGCGACATTCATGCAGACCCAGAACCAATCTGCACTATAGCCCGCATGCACTACATGCTTGCTGAGTTGCGCCAAGCTGGAGTGCGTCTGCGTCACAGCGTTGACGAGCTGGCCAAACTCTAGAAGGTCCATTGACACGTCAGCAGCTCCGGTTTAGACCGGGGTTGCAAACCGCAGAACAGAAAGACCAGCAACATGACCATCGCGCTATTCCCACACCAGATCAAAGGTGCTCAGTTCCTGACTGCGCACACCGGTACTCGGGGCCTGTTCTTTGGCATGGGCACTGGCAAAACTATCACCGCCCTAGAGGGCGTTCGGACCCTGATGGAGCGCACTGGCGACCTGCCGCGCGTTCTGGTTATCGCGCCACCGATCGCTCTGCCTATGTGGCTGAACGAGGCGCAAAAGTACCTGAGCATGTGGGACCAGCTGTCGCTCATCCTGAAGACTGGCAAGATGCCAATCCCGAAGGGCTGCAAGTTCATGGTCGTCAGCTACGCCATCGCTGCCGCCCGCAGTGTAGAGCTGGCCGACTGGCTCGAAGGTGTGGGTGTTCTGATCTGTGACGAGAGCCACGCTTTGAAGACGCCTACCACCCAGCGCACGCAGGCGATCCTCGGTGACGCTGGTGTAGCAGCGCTAGGCTCTCTGTACAGCTGGATGCTGACCGGAACACCGATCACGCGCTGGAACGATGACATGTACACGTTCATATACCGAGCAGATCTTGCCGGTATGCAGGAGGAGCTGGGCGGTACGTCGCTTGAGAAATTTCAGCTGAAGTACACCATCCGCCAGAAGAAGGTGTTCCCGGGCGCTCGCTTTCCAAAGCTAATGGTCATAGGCAACCGTCAGACCGACGATCTTGCTGACTGGGTTTACGGTAACGAGCTGGCCATGCGCGTCGACCTGCAAGAGGTCTTCGACAACATGCCGCCGCTCACCAAGAGCAAGTACGAGATCCCAATCAACGCAGACACTGAGCTGAAAGAGATGCTCAAAGAGCTGGAGCAGAACAGCATCGCTGACATCCAGAAGCGCCTGCAGAGCAAAGAGCCGGCACTGGCCACCCTCCGGCGCAAGCTGGGTATGGCCAAAGTGAAGGCTGCTGCGGCCGAAATTTCAGAGCGCATCGAGAGCGGACAGAACGTCCTGATCGGCGCTTGGCACACAGACGTGATCGAGGCGCTGTTCGGTACCCTTTCAGACAGGGGCTACATCGGCAGCATCATCGATGGCAGCCGCACCTCCGCCAGCAAGGTAGAAACTGAGGAGCTGTGGAACGAAGGCGGCTTGCAGTTCGTCGTCGCTCAGATCGCAGCTGCTGGTGTCAGTCTTAACCTGCAGCACGGTGGCACACAGATCATCATAGTCGAGGAGGACTGGTCACCCGCTATCATGGACCAGTTCTACGCGCGCCTGTGGAGGTACGGCCAAAAGAAGCACGTCCACGTCGACACGCTGGTGTCTAACACCAAGCTGGACCGCGCGCTGGGAGACATCAGCACCGCCAAGGCACGCGGTCACGAAAAATTCAACGCCGTAGGGCGACAGCAGCAGGAAACTTGACAGGTGACCCATCTTTACGTCCGCAAGTATTCAGGTCCGTTAGAGGAGCCTTACCAGATTGTAAGCCGTCTTTATGTTGGCTGGTACAGCAACCACGCGACACGCCAAGAAGCACTAAATGTTATCACAGCAATGGAGATTGATATGCCACTAGACAACACACCAACAGAGGGCCCGGGCGGTGGGCGCAGCGATGAGTTCGCCAAGCTGCAAGCTGCCGCTAACGAGATTGTTACACACCTAATCAAGAAGGGGCAGCTGGAAGGTTTGGACGTGTTCCAGCTGGGGCTGTTTGTGCAGAACACCATGGCCGTGGGCCTCGCGACATCAATGTTACGCCAGTTTAGGTACGACACCAACTTAAAGTCGACGGCGTCCAACGTGCTGCAGACACAGCTTGCTGTGCTGCGCGAGGGTCACACCCGGGTACTCGCCGCTCTCGGGGAGATCGACCCCGATTACACAGACCCAGAAGCCAAGGAGCTTTAATATGGCCGACACCGCGCATCAAAAGGCACAGCGAGAACTGGACGAGCACTATCTAAATCTTGCTGTTCATCATTTCTTTGAACGCTGGACGCCCAAAGACCCGCAAAAAGCTGCAGAGTTTCAAGCGCAGTTCCACAGCGTCACGCGGGCGATCTACGCTGACATGCAAAAGCCTGTTACCGCGTGCCTTGAGCATGTGCTGCGCACATCGGTTCCGACAATGTTCGTAAACGCAAGCAAGGAGCTTTAATATGGCCGACGCACTAGACATCAAGCTGACCCTAGACGACGTGAAGGATATGGTGCCCGAGGCACTGCTAACTTTGTACACCAAGGTCAGTCAATCCCGCGCCGACGCAGGCGTCATGCGCGACAGCTACCACGCTGCGGCAATCGAGCTGCGCACGCAGCTGGCGACCCAGCGGCTGCACGCTGAGTACAAGGACGCTGAGCTGGCTCGCGCTCACTCAGCACTGGCTCACGTGGCCATGCGCGTCATCGAAGGCGGCTTGCTGCCAGATTTTAACGGAGATCCACAATGAGTGTTAAAGACGCCGTGCTCAAAGGCGCTGTCGCTTTCGACAACGCCAGAGCCTTCGACCAGACCGAACGCGCGAAGTACATGACCGCTTCAGAGGCCATGACGTGCATCCGCAAACAGTTCTTTCAAAAGACAGGCGCTGAGAACGATGGCCCTGAGAGCTGGGGCTTTGCTCGCCGCGGGTCACACGGCGAGAAGTATCTGGTCGAGCGCATGCGGCTGGCCAACATCCCCATGCTGTTCACTGGCGACGAGCAAGAGGGGATCTCGGACGCGGAGCGCAGGCTCAGCTGCACGCCAGACGGACTGCTGGACGGCGAGGCCATGGGCACAGATCACCCGTGCTGGTTAGGTGTGGAGTTCAAGACCATCGACCCCCGCACGAACCGGGACAAGCTGCCCAAGGATTACCACGTGCGCCAGCTGCAGATCGCGATGGAGCTGTTCGAGCAGAGCCGTGACGAGTTCCCTGAGCTGGATGGCAAGCCTATCGATCACGGTATTCTCGTGTACATGGACGCGTCGAACTTCGACGACATCATCGAGTTCAAGGTGCCGCGCAAGACCACGATCCTTGATCTGCTCAAAGGCCGCGCCAACCGTCTGCTGGACGCCAAGGGCGCCGGTCGACTACCGAGGGAGGGCGCTGCCACCCCGGGCAAGCAGGAGTGCAAGCAGCGCTGCAACTTCACCAAGGTCTGCGGTGTCGAAGGCGCCAGCACAGCCACCGGCCAAGGCCGCGTAGACGCTGGCGACATGACCGTGCAGCGCAGGACCTACCTCGGCGCTAAGGCCGCGGAGGCTGAGGCCAAGTCTGACAAGGACAAGGCCGCTGAGCAGATCAAAGCGCTCCTCGCTCGCGAGAACACGACACACATGCAGGTCGACAACGGCACAGTGAAGCTGGCCACGCGCGCAGGATCAGTAGCCTACGCTGCAGTGGTCAAGGCTCAGCTGCCTGACATCGACCTTGAACCATACCGCGGTAAGCCCAGCGAGGTGCTGACCGTAACCTGAGATGCCACGGCTGGCACGTTGCCAGTGACGGGTAGTGCAGCGACGGGGGCGGCAACCGCACGACCGTGACAGCAGGGAGAGACCGCATCAACCTAGCAGTATGCAGGAGCTAAGCATGACCGAGACAAACACAAAAGGCGCACTGGCCGCATGGGTAAACGGAGCAGGTCTTCCTGCCGTGGACCGCAAAGCCATCGCGCAGGCGCTGATCGACAGCGCCAACCAAGGCAGCACTGGTGGAGGCGACGGTGAGTTCCTGAGCTTCTCAGGACAAGGCGCCAACTACAAAGGCTGGACCCTTGGCCGCAACAAAGAGACGCCGGATCCCGACAGCATCTACATCGTGGATCCGATGTCCGCTCTCGCTGGCTGGACGTGCTGGAAGGGCGGCAGCCCGACGGACAAGGTCGAGTGGTCCGTCTACGCACCACGCAACACCCACACCACGCAGAACCAGCTCGCTGATCACGGGCCTTACAAAGACGGTGACGGCTGGAAGGGTATGCTGGGCCTGTCGATGCTGGACATCGATGCGCCGGGTAAGAAGATCACGTACACCAGTACGTCCAAGTCAGGCTGCAACACTATTGCGGATCTGACATCGGAGATCGGTGAGCGGCTCATCGCTGAAGAGCCCGAGGTCCCTCTCATCCGCTTGGATGACGAGACCTTCGTTGCTCAGGGTAAGTCCAACGGCAAGCCCCTGTTCATCGTAGAGGGTTGGGTCACACGTGAAGAGGTCGAAGCCTTCCTCAACGCAGGGGATGACGGAGATCTCGACGACCTGCTGGCGGGCAAGTATGCCGCAGAGCCAGCCAAGCCAGTCAAGGCGAAGCGGTCTGCCAAGAAAGCAGAGCCCGTCGAAGCTGACGAGCCCGATGTCGAAGAAGAGGACGGAGACTACGACGTCATCGAGGACGAAGTCGAAGAGGCTGAGACAGTTGCCGAAGTACCTGCGCGCCGCGCACGTCGCAAGGCAGCAGCCTAAAACCACGCGGTGGCCAGTTAACGCTGGCCACCACACCCCCACTCAGCAGCACGAGGACCAGTAGCATGAAAGACGACAAGCTAATCAAGGCGGCAGTTAACGCCTCAAACACGATCCACGCGATCTACCAGTGGATCGAAAAGATCGAAGCCAATGGGGGGGCGACTTCCGTGTCTGGAGTTGCGACGTGCCACGCGTTTCTTGAAAGTATGAAGAAGCAGAGGCCGCGAATTGACAGCCTTGTAATGGCCCCACTCGAGGCCGAGCTTAACGCCCGCAAGTCGGCAGCAGATTAGGACCTTCACATGATCACCAAGTATGAACTGATCACGACCCCCGAAGGTCTCGAGCGCGTGCTCGACATCGTAGGTACCGGCGTCGCCGCTCTCGACTTCGAGGGCTGGGACTTCAAGACCCGGCTCGCTCAGATCTGCAATGACGACGTGTGGGCGGTCATCGATTTTGGTGACATGGCCAAATACAACTGGTTTGACGAAGTCGCGCACTGGTTCGAGGAAGCCATCTGGGTGGTGTTCCACGCGGGCCATGAGAAGCGGTGCTTCGCTGCCGCTGGCGCCTACCCCACGTGCTGGGACGCTGCCAACCTGCGCAAGTCTCTGGAGGGCGGTGGCCACATGTCGCTCAAGCAGCTGGTAGGCTGGGAGCTTGGCATCGAGATGGACAAGACCGAGCAGGCCAGCAAGTGGAACACCGGCGACCTCACGCCTTCGCAGCTGGACTATGCCGCAGGAGACGCGCGCCACACGTGGGACAGCTGGGTTAAGATGCGCGAGCGCGCCACCGACGGCCAGATGGAGTGCTTCGACATGCTGGACGGCATGTGGGACGGCGTGATCGAGATGGAGGAGGCGGGCCTGAAGCTGGACGTCGCGTACCACAGGACCTTGATCGACCAGTGGGTCATGCTGAGGGACGCCCGTGTCGGCGACATACGAGAGCTGATCACAGCTGACGAGGTCGCCAACCTGAACAGCGGCAAGCAGCTCAATGATTACTTCGCCAAGTTGCTGCCCGACGAGGTGCTGGCGACGTGGCCTAAGACTGACAAGACAGGGCTGCTCAGCACCGCGAACAAGCACCTGCTGAACATGGCCGGCATCTATGGCGGCAGCCCACTGGGCGACATCTTTCGCCTGATGGCCGAGCGCTCGACGCTAGAGAAATACCTGAGCAGCTTCGGCGAGACATTGATACGCCACGCAAACGTCGGGGGCGGTCGGGTCCGCGCCAGCTACAACATCGCCGCGGCGATCACGTGCAGGTTCTCCAGCTCTGGGCCCAACCTGCAGCAGACGCCTCGCGACCGCGACTTCTTTGGTGAGCGCCTGTCGATCCGCACAGGCTTCGTGGCAGAGCCCGGTAACAAGCTGGTGTCGTTCGACTACAGCGGCATCGAGATGCGCACACTGGCGCTGGTGTCTGGCGACACACAGCTGCTGGAGGACGTGGTCTACGGCGACCCTCACGCTGTCATGGCTGAGTATGTTGTCGGCAGACCAATCGACAAGAAGGTCACCGAGGACTACGAGCTGCGCCAGTCCATGAAGGCCGTCAACTTCGGCATCGTGTACGGCACCACAGCGCTGGGGCTGGCGGGTCGGCAGGGCTGGACCTACCAGTACGCCGAGGACCTGCTGCGCTACTGGGGCAAGCGCTACCCCGTCGCTTGGGAGCTGCGGACCCAGATGCAAGATCAGGCCAAGGCGACCGGCTACCTGCACATGATCGACGGCGGCAAGATCTTTCTGGGCAAGACCAAGCCCAGCATGACCAAGTGCTCAAACTACCCGGTGCAGCGCGCAGCTCTGTCGGTGATGGCGCACGCCATCATACGGCACAAAGACAGCCTAGACACCATGCGCACCCGGTACCCTTCGGACTTCCTCAAGATGTGCTCGACCATCCACGACGCTCTGATCGACGAGGCCGCAGACAGCATAGCCATGCACACCATGCGCGTCATGAAGAAGGACATGGAACTGGGCTTCCTCGACGTGTTCCCCGGCCAGTCAATAGAGAGACTGCTGGAGGGCGGCATGGGCCCGAGCTGGGGCGAGCTAGAGGACATGGACGTTTGAACCTGATGGCCAAGGCAACGATGCTGCGGCTGTTGGGAGACGGTAGACCGAGGACGTCCGCCGAGCTTGCCGCCCACGATGGTATGCGCGGCTTCAAGCTGAACGTGCACAACGTCGCCAGCATCATGCGGATCTTGGAGCGCGGTGGCTTCGTGACCCGGCTACCGCCGGTCAAGTATAAGGCCTTAGCAGAGTGGACCCTTGACGTCAGACGCTGACGCACCTATGTAGACTGTACAGCAACAGGAGCCGACCATGAAACACCCACTTCAGTTTACAGATCCCGCAGCGGTCCACGCGTTTATCTTTGGGGGCCGCGCCCGCTTCACACTGGTCAGCTCTGGTACGGGCAAGCGTTACACCTACCGGGTAGCTGCCGCTAAAGACAGCGACACCATGTTCTTCGTGTCCCTACTGACGGGCAGTAGCAACGAGACCGACTACGAGTACATCGGCTACGTAACGACCCAGAGCACATACTCGTCTGTCACAGCTGGTAAGCGGGGCAACGCCGCCCACCCTGCCTTCAAGGGGCTGGCTTGGCTGCTGCGCAATATCGAGAGCAGCAACCCGCTCGAGCTGCCAGACACCGTCGAGTTCTGGCACGAGGGCCGGTGCGCCAAGTGCGCCCGTCCGCTGACTGACCCGACATCCATTGCAAGGGGCTTGGGCCCAGAGTGCGCAAACAAGTGAGGACCGGTGACATGCAAGCGTTAAAACTTATAGGGACCGACCGCGCCGAGTGCCCGGTTTGCGGGCGTAGTTGCAGCGTAAGGTCTAAAAGTGCAGAAGGTTCTGGTTTCTGGGCGCACTATTTTGGAAAAAGGTGCCGATCCCTTCGGTTGCAATCTGACAAATCCTACCCAGACCACAACAATATTGGGCTTTTGATTAAGCAGGCAGACAATATTGGCCGAAAGCAGCTTGAAGCCACAATGGAAAAACAAAAGTTGCAAGAAAGGGCGGAAAAGCGAGAGCGGCATGATCGCGTGCATCGAAAACATTCAGTTACAGGTGGGTTCCTCCTAGACGTTATAAACGAGTTGCAGGGCGCACTGGATATGATGGAACCTTACTATTCCCAATGCGGCGCTGGCGCTGATGGCCGCGCAATGATTTCAAAAATAGAAGAAATTGTTTCCCAAGTGACAACCAAACAAGTGAGGACGACGACATGACATTCAATATCCACGTAGCGATTGATAAAGCGGGGGGCGCTCTTTATGCCCGCAGCGGCATGACCCCGGGGCTCCGCGCCACGATCCCAGAAGAGTTTCACTACCTGCTTGATGAGCTGGATGAGCTGCGCGCTGACAGGCTGGAGTATGGCCACGCTGAGACGCTGTCTGAGGAGGTGGACAGCTTAGCAAAAGAGGTCGATCAGCAGCGGGAGCTGTTGATCGAAGGCGAGCAGCGCCTCGAGCGGTTGCTCACTGCTACCAACGAGATCATGCAGCTACGTGCTCGCAAAGTACAGCGCCCCTCAGACCCTGATGGCGTCGCGATGCTGCGGCTGCGTGGTGACATCCAATCTGCACACGCGTTCTTCGACAAAGCCACGACGGTGGGGTCATGATCGTTAACCCTTACCCCCCGCACAAACCCAACTTCGGCCCAGCGTCCGCTCAGGCGGAGCAGGCGCGCGGCACACATCCGTCGGCAGCGGAGCAGCTCAGGCGCGTACTGCAGGAGGCGAGTGGGCGCACCGACGTCTACGTCGAGGTGGCCAGAGCCGCCCGCCTGAAGGCCACAATGGCTGACTGCTTGGATCCGCGCATGCGCCACCTGCTGGATCTGATCGCCGCTGAGATGGCCTGCCTCATCTTTAAACCCTACGACGCCAGCAGCTGGGCAAGCATCGCGGGTTACGTACGCGTCGCATGCATGCTATTAGATGCTGACGGTAACTTAGAACAAAGAACTGGAGCGACTAATGAGCAGCAAAGGGACTAGCAAACAGGCAGTCACTGGCGCTAACCGGCAGGCGAAGTACGCCTCTGGGATGCGCGACGCGGGCTTCCGCAGATTATCCGTGTGGGTTCCCGATACCCGCAAAGATGAGTTCGACTATGCGATTGTAGGTTTACAGGATCGGTGGATCCGTGCAGGGTTGTACCCAGAGCGTCCCCCCAAGGTCTAAGCCTCTGTCCTCCCTGTCGACTTAGGCCGCCCCTCACCGGGCGGCCTCTTTTTATGCGCAGATCACAGCAGACGGTTTGAGGGGCTGGAAGTCGTCGCAGGGTCAATTAACGCAAAGCCTTGCATGATCATGCCGTCCTCGGCGTTATTGGGAACAATGGCCGCACCGGAATAGGTCCAAAGCGTGGCCCATTGCATCCACTCGTTTCGTGCGACAACCGCAGGCGAAAGCCAGAAGTTGACGTGGTGCGCGCTGTCGATGATCGGAGCGGTAGTTTCGTTGCCGTCGCTGCCGTAAACACCCGGCACCAAAACAACGGAACCGATTTCCGCGATAGTAATCCCCGGCGCGGATATAAGCGGACCAGACGCGGCAACCGCTGGTGTAATGACCTCACCCGTCTCTGGGTCTGTCGTCTCAGCCTGTGCCGGGTTTGTGTACACCTTTAGCTTGGCACCCAAGGCTAGGGCGTCAAACGTGTCCTTGTCCGTAGCCCTGCCCATGAACCAGAGATTGCCTCGGTCCCACTGGCCATAGATACGCACGCCGTCGATTATCAGGCGCTTAATCATGTGCTTGCCTCCGCAATGCCTGTGTCACCGATATCACCGACACCCGCCCTAAATAATGCCCGAGTCCCCATGCCATTAAAGGCGGCTGTTGCTGAAGATAAATCGGGGATAGAGGTGACG